GCTGTCGGTCAAGAACCTGGTAGAATCTTTATTAAAGAGTTTCCACCTTCGACTGTTACTCCAAACCAGATTAAAGCGTTTATTAAGAAGTTTCAAGACAAAGGTATTAAGCTAGATGCTATTGTTATAGATTATCTTAATCTTATACATTCGACTATTGGTAATAATTCCTATGAACGTATTAAAAACGTTACTGAGCAAGTACGCGCTATGTCCTACCTATTCGAATGTCCGATTATTTCTGCAACTCAGTTAAATAGATCTGGGTTCGATCAAGATAATCCTGACTTAGCTACTATTTCGGAATCGATAGGACTTGCCGCGACAGCTGACGTTATTATGTCGATTTATCAGAACGAAGAAGATAGAGAGTTAGGTATTATTAGACTTGGTATGATGAAGAATAGATACGGTCCGCGTGGTAATACTCAGGCTATGCGAATTGATTACCCGACTCTTAGTATCGAAGAGGCAGATGATATAGATCTTGATGAAGATGATAACACGCTCCAGTCACTAGTTGCATTCTCGCAATAACGGCTAAATATTATGAGTGAACATCCTCATATACACTGACAATGACTTGGATGGAGCAGGTTCCGCATTAGTGTTAAAATGGTATTTTGAAACTATAGCGAATGTTGTAATTGAAGAAACGGGTGAATCTACTCTCGTATCAAAGCTTCAATCTAAAAACGGGGCATTAGATACGTTTGATAAAGTCTTTATATGTGACTTAGCTCTTACTGCAGATCTTATACCACATGTTGATAGAGAAAATTTTGTAATATTTGATCATCATATAGATCATAGTAAATTAAAGGGTAACTACAAAAAAGCTAAAGCAATAGTTAAGCCTTACTCCTCTTGTTCGAAGTTAATTTATGATACCTTTTTATCTAAGCTATCACTAACAAAAGAACGAATTGATCTTATCGATTTAATTGATCAATACGATTCGTACAAAATGAAGGATACAGCAGCTCTTAAGCTCAATGCTATATTTTACATATACAATAATCCTAAAGTACAAAAATTTATAGAATCTTTTAATCATGGTATTAGAGAGTTCAACATACAAGAAAAAAACTCTATAACATTATTTTTCAAAAAGCTTAAGGAGCAATTAAACGGGTCAGAGATTTTTGAAGGTAAAATAAAGGACTATAAAGTAGTCGCTACATTCGCCTCTTATGCTATTAATGAAGTAGCACACGCGCTGTTAGTTAAGCATAAGGCAGATATTGGTATAGTAGTTAATACTGATAATCAAACCGTATCATTTAGGAGAAGTAAGACATCGGAAGTTGATGTAAGCATTCTCGCTCGTAAGTTCTGTAATGGCGGAGGCTCAGTTGGAGCTGCTGGTGGTACATTAACAGAACAATTCGGAAACTTAACCAAACTTTTAACACGTGTCTGATTTAAATTCATCCTACTCTCTTACAGATAAAGAAGCAGAACATTTGCTACTCTGCTTTTGTACTTTTTGCTCTCTACTGAAAGGTAAAAAACTTTCTTATCAAAACATATTTTTACTCTTGCTAAAGGAAGAAAAGTTACGAAAATTGTTTAAGGATTTACTAACGCTTGATACTAACTATGAAATGGTAAAGCTATTTATTGAGTTTGACCCTCTCATTGTTAAGTCGAAATACGTTACTAAGTTTTTAAATAAGAATAAAAACTTAAATTTATGATATCTGAAAAGGAGAAAATAATATACAATAGCTTTCTTTACACCCAACGAGCATCTCAAAACAAGCCCTTCAGACCGCGTCAAAACTTCGATAAGATAACCGGAACTGAAGAAGCAAGTATCAAGAAGTTATTTTTATTACTATCTAAATATAAACATATAAATTATAACGACTACTTTATAGCACCGTATAAAGTTTACGGTAAGGACAATTACTTCGAGTTATCCTTTTATAATACAACACGAGCATTAAAATGTTATACTATGTATATGAAGGATAAGGAACTTTCCGATCCTGATCACCCTGAAACACTAAAATCTTCGAAGGAGTGTTTAAAGTTTATACATAAGTACTGTACAAAGGAGAAAATTACTCTAGCCCAGTATAAGAATGCTGTAGATGGTACAATGCCACTAATCTTACAGCATCTGAGAGAGCATAAGATCAATTTTTATATCATCCATTCCCTAAACGTTGAAGCGAAGTTGAGGCAGATTGACAATCAACTACTCGACTTTATAGTAAAAGACTATAATCAGATCAGCAGTGCTACAAGAACTAAGCTTGCTTCATCTAAGTTGCTTAAAGAAAAAATTAAGAATGGTATAAAAATTATAGAAACAGACTTGAATAATAAAATGAAGCATTTATAATCATCACATATATGAGTGCATTCAATTCAACAATGTTCCAATCGATAAAAGACGCTCTTGTGAGCGATAGTAAGCAAAACAATAATAATTATAATGAGATAATGTCCTGCAGACCAGGTAATACGTATACAGTTAGACTGTTACCGTATACACCTAACCCAGGTAAGACGTTTTTTCATTATTATAACCATGGCTGGGTTTCATATGCTACTGGGCAGTACGTTCAGAACTTGAGCCCGCAAACGTTTGGTGAGCGAGATCCGATTGCGGAAGAGAGATATAAAGTTCTTCGTACAGGTAACGAAGAAGAGAAAGAGCGTATGCAAGCTGTTAAGCGGCTTGAGAAGTGGCTCGTTAACGTATATGTTATCGATGATCCTACTAAGCCTGATAATAACGGTAAGGTGAAGATGCTTCGTTATGGTAAACAGCTACATAAGATTATTACTGAAGCTATCGAAGGTGAAGACGCAGAAGAGTTCGGTCCACGTATCTTTGATCTTGGTTCAGAAGGTGTTAGTCTTAAGATTAAGGTAGAAGATCAAGGTGGATATCCTACTTATGTTTCTTCTAGATTTACTACAGCAGGTAAAATCGAAGTATCAGAAGACGAGCAAAAGAAGCTGTATGATAATGTCTTCAATCTTGAAGAGGTATTTACTCTTAAGTCTTATGACGAGCTTAAGCAAATGCTTAACGAGCACTACTACTGTAAGGTGGAAGAAGAAGAGGTTGTAGCAGTTAATACACAGCCTGTTACTAACACTGTATCAGAGCCTGTTGCATCTGTTGCTGTAGAGGAAGATACTACTGAATCCGATATTGATGACCTATTAAAAGACCTCTAGTATGACTGAAGAAGAAAAGGCAATGGTTATGCAGTTTATGGGGCAGACCTACGGTGAGGTTAAGAAACAAGATTCAATGCTTGTTAACCAATCCGGTAACTTGCAACCTAAGTCGGAAGAGATGAAGCAAGCTTTTACAAATATGGCGCGCACCCCCACTATACGACAGCAAGCACCGCCTCAGCAAGCACCGCCTCAGCAAGCAGAGCCGCAGGTAGCACCTGTACCTACTCAGGCGCCTGTTGATTATCAACAAGCCGTAAAAGAGCTAGCTCAGGTTGATCAAGTTACAGCTTCACCAGCTGTAAGTGAGCAAGTACGAGATTCAGATCAGTTAATGTTCGATCTTAGTGAACCTAGTATATTAGATAAGTTGTTAGAAGCTAGTAAAACTACAAACTTGCTTTTGAAGGATATTAAACTACTCTTAGAGAAGGAAAATGGTAGACCAGCAAAAAAGAAAGCTACAAGTAAAAAATCGGGATGAATTTTTAAAGTTCTTAGACGCTTTATCGAAAATAAACGAGAGCTGTATCTTAAGAATAAAAAAAGATAGTATCAGTAGTCTCGTTGCTAGTATCGATAATACTCTAATTTTACATGCGCAGTATGATACTGAATGTGATTTTGAAGATACAATTAATATCCCAGATATTAAAAAGTTATCAAGAGTAATCGATACTATCAATAGTAAGGAATTAACGTTCGACATTAATTCTAATAATATTGAATATAGCGGGAACGGTATTAAGTTTAAATACCATTTATTTGATGAAGGGTTCTTAACTGAGCCAAGTATTAATTTAGATAAGATAAACTCTTTCGATTACGATGTAAGTTTTAATCTCACTAAACAAGTTCTAACACAAGTCTTTAAGGGTAGTACATTTGCTTCTAATACTAATAAGATCTATTTTTATACAGAAAATGATATACTTATGGCAGAGTTGACTGATAGAGCTAGGCACAATACAGATAACTTTACATTAGCTGTTGATAAAGCTTCATTTGATCTTAAACCTACTCCAATTAATTTTGATAATATTAGACTACTAACGAATATTGGTAATACGTTTGACGTTAATATTAATACACAATATGGAGTTGCCATTTTCAATAGTTCTCTTAATAATATTAGATTAAAATACGTTCTATCGTCCTTAACACAATGAATAATAAACAGATTAAAAATAAACTTAAGACAGCTAGTTACTTTGTAAAGAGATTAAAAGATTCCGGTTTCGAGACTTGGAAGATCTTTAATAAGTATAGTGAGAGTGATCCTAGAAGATGGACTGTACTAATTGATCCAGGTGGCGCTTCAATTTATATAACCTGTTTTGAGAATAAGCCGTTTTATAATGAGTATCTCTTTACTTTTGATGATGGTAATGTTAACTTTAAGCCGGGATTTAGTCTAAAGACTGACTCTATTGAAGTTATTGTTAACCGACTTCTAAGTAATGGGGCTAGTCAGCGTAATCAACGCGATTCCTCTGAATAAATATTCATATGAGTGATCAAGATTCTCAAGATCCACAAGATGAAGAGCTACGTGAGTTAATTGAAGAGGCTTTAAAGCTAAATATCAACCAAAAGAAGA